AATGCACCTCAGCAGTTATAGACTCCTGGAACTACTTAGCACACAAAGGCGAGCCAACTAACGCAGACTATTTACGTAAGATACTTTCTCTACGTAACCGCTTTATGGATATAAATAAAATGCACTCTTTCATAATTATACACCCTAAAAACCCTGACCCAAAGCAAGTTAAAGACGGCTCAGTAAAAAAGCCCAGCGTATACGATTTGATGGGCGGCTCTGAGTGGAATAACAACGGCAGAAATATAGTAGTAGTTCATAAAGAGTCAAAAGACAACCACCAACCGTATAAGATAACCGTAGATAAAGTTAAGCCTAAATACTATGGAGAGCTTGGAGAGTGCGTATTGCATATTGACTGGGCGAGCCAAAGGTTTTACGAGTTTGACCATATCCACAATACTAAAAAATATGCCTACGCTACTGAAGAGATAGTAGTAGACCCGATTAAAGATATTTTTGCAGTAAGTAACGACCAACCTTTTTAAATTATGACAGACCAAGAAGCTAAAGAGATTTTAAACAAGCCAGCTATCTGCAAAGAGGCGGAGCGTTCAGTGCGAGATATGAAGATTAAGCTCGCTAAATACTCAGGCGATAAGACAGAGCAAACTAAGCATTTGCAGAACTTAGATAATTTAATTAACTTAGCCTATAAGCAAGCCGTAGATATAGACGCTTACGAGGAGTTGTTAGCTACTTACCTTTTTAAGATGGGAGAGCAGCAAGCTAAAATAAGGGAGTTATGCGAGCTAAATGCAATGGCAAATAAAATAGTAGAGCTATAATTATAAACTATTTATTCACAATATGAACCACTTTTATACTTCAGACGATGAGCGAGTATCCAAGAGTACAATAGACTCAAGAGTAAGAGATGCAAAGAGTAACGCACTAAGCGAACAATTTTGGGAATTTGGATATAACTTTTGCACCGATTGCTTAAGCTCTGCTGGTCGTTTAGATTGCTCGCATACGATAAGCGTAGACGAAGCACAAAAGACTCGCAGAACAGAACTTGCCTGGGACGTAGATAATATAAAAGTAAGGTGCAGAGATTGTCACTTAAAACACGATAGCAAAAGCAGAATAAAATGAAACTAAAAAATAGTATGAAAGGATTAATACAAGTAACCGCTACCAAGGGAGGGCGTACAATAACAAGCGAGGTCTTCGGAGATATGGGAGACAAAGAAACTTTGTTCGGTCAGCTAATGAACCGCCACAAAATAGTACACAACGAACGCCACTTATGGAAGCTGAGTAGCGTAGTAATTAACGAAGAGGTAAACTTATGACAAAAAAAGAACAGATAGCCCACTTCGGTTATATAACTGGAGAGATGGAAAAAGTCTTATTCAGCAAAGGAGATGACTACGCCAATACCGATAGACTCAGTAACTTTAAATTAGCTGGAGCTATAACGGGAGGCAACGCAAGAACTAATTGTTTAAACCTAATAGCCACCAAAGTAGCAAGGCTTGGAGTACTTTTAAACTCAGACAAAGAACCTAATAACGAGAGTATAGAAGATAGCGTCTTGGATTTAGCAAATTATTCCGTACTTTTGTGGATGATAATAAACGAAAATAAATAAATAACAAAATGGAAAAAACAGAAAAAGTATTTGCGGAGGGTTTTATGTTCAAAATGAAACCTAACTCTCCTGAGTGGGTAGTAGGTAGCTTAAGCCTAAAAGCAGACGAGGCAATAGCCTTTATTCAAAATAACACCGATAAAGGTTGGGTAAACCTAAACGTTAACATAGGCAAAAGCGGTAAGCCTTACGTAGAGCTTGACACTTGGAAGCCAACGCAAGCGGCTACGACTACTCCAGACCCTGAGTTTAATTCCGAAGGGCTACCCTTTTGAGATTACAAGAGATATATTTCGACAAGAGCATTCGAGATTATGCTCTTAAATTAACCAACAACACCCAAGAAGCCGAGGAGTTAGTCTCTTTGGCTTTTGACATTTGTAGCCATAAGCCGCCTAAAGAAAATATGAAGGGGTACTTCGCAATAGTTATGCGTAACCAATGGCTAAAAAAATGTAATAAGACAGACCCTTACTGGGCGATAGAAGAAAGTGAGAGCGAGGATATAGAAGACGTACTCTCCAAGATGAGCCACTACAACGCTAATCTAATTCGAGCCGTTTATAACGGAGATACTCTAATAAAAATACACAACGAAACCTCTATAAGCTACCGCAGCATAAAAAGCGATTACAAGAAAGCCAAAAAAGAATTTAAGATAATGTATGAAAACAAAACTAAAATAGCTATCGTTATGAGTACGGTTAGTGGGGTAAGCTATCACCGCTTAATGATGCCACTCGTTAGACTTAGCCAGGACTACGGAATAGAAGTAACTTGCTTAGTTAATAATGCTGACGATTTCTTAGAGAAATTAGACGGAGTAACCCACGTTATTTTTAATCGTAATATCTCCGAGCTTATGAAGCCCGAGGAGACTATCTTAATTCTAAAGGCAAGAGGCATTAAAGTTATTTGCGATGTAGATGACTACTGGGTATTGCCTAAAGGACACCCACTACAATTATATTACTCCCGTTCTAATATGACTAAGTGTATACTGGCAAACATAAAATTTGCAGACCAGGTATGGACTACCACAAAGATTTTAGCTGAGAAGATTAGACCCTACAATAAAAACGTAGAGGTAATAAAAAACGCTATCGACCCGAACGAAAAGCAATTCGCCTACGAAGACCTTAGTTTAAAATTCGATACTTTCTTTTACTCTGGAGGCTCTACCCACCTCAAAGATTTAAAGCTATTGGGTAACGCTTTCGATAATGAATATTTAACCGTTAAAAGCCCGAGAGTACCTAAGCGAATGTCTCCAATACTTCAGCAAGTTAGCAGCATACAAGAGTACGCTACCGAGTACCAGCATTGTGGTATATGTATTATACCTTTAAGAGATAATTTATTTAACCGATGTAAAAGTGAGCTTAAAATGATAGAGGCTGGACACTTCGCTAAGCCCGTAATGGTAAGCAACGTAATGCCTTACAAACTACTCGCTACTAATAGCAATAGCCTGAAGGTAAGCAGTAATGACTGGGCGGCTGCGATTAAGAAAATAAAAGGTAATTACAATATGCAGATTGATTTAGGACTAAAGCTAAAAGAAGACGTAAAGTCTAAGTACGATATAGTAAAAGAGAACGCAAAGAGATTACAAACCTTATGAAATATACAATAATAAAAAGATACAGAGACGCTGAGAGCGGAGCAGTATTTAATTTAGGAGAGCAGATAGAGCTTAAAGACCAAAAGAGAATTAAAGAACTAAAAGCAAGCGGGTGCATAGAGTCAGTAGCCAAGCGTAAAAAGAAATGAGCGAGGAGCTTGAGCAACAAATAAGGGTAATAGTTAAGCAACAAGGCGGAGGTATAAGCCCTCACCTTAGAGCAGAGTTTCAAAGGCTTTGCCAAGAGGATTTCGCCTATCGACCTGACATTACTTGCGGTAAGTGTATATATAAGCATAGCGTAAAGCTATTTGATAAGTATTTACAATGATAATTGAAACTAAAAAGCTAACGGATTTAATACCCGCTCCGTACAACCCAAGAACCTCTAATAAAAAACAAGAAAAAAACTTAAAGGAGTCTTTATCTAAATTTGGATTAGTTGAGCCTATTATTTTTAACCAAAGAACGGGCTATATCGTAGGCGGTCATTTTAGAGTAAGAGAGCTTAAAAAGTTAGGTTATAAATCGGTAGACTGCGTTATAGTAGATTTATCAGAAGATGACGAGAGAGAGTTAAACGTAAGACTAAACGCTAATACTGGAGCTTGGGACTTTGACCTACTCGCTAACGAATGGAATATAGACGAGTTGGTAGATTGGGGTTTAGAGGGCATACCTTTTGATATAGAAGAAGAGCCAATAGAGAAAGAAGATAAGCAGATAGAAACTTGCGAGAAATGCGGTAAAGAGATTTAACAAAAGTTAACAAAAAATCAATAAAAAGAATATGGACACTAAATTAGCAAAAAAAGCATTTATAGAAGCTTATAAAAAAACCTTTGGGAATGTTAGTCAGTCTTGTAAAGTAGTAGGCATAAGTAGAACTATCCACTACCAATGGTTAAAAGAAGACCAAGACTATAAAAATGAATTAGATAACATAGAACCTTCTGAAATGTTTTTAGATTATGCGGAAAGTAAATTAGTTGAGAACATAGGTAAGGGAGACACTACCGCTATAATCTTTACCTTAAAGACTAAAGGCAAGAGCAGAGGGTATGTCGAGCGTCAAGAGATACACCAAGAGACAACTTACAAGAGCCTGGATATTAATATAATTGATACTGGCGTACCTTTAGCGAGCAGCGAGAAAGATATAGTTGATTAGTACGGGAAACCTATATCGAAGCAATTATAATTCTACTGCGGACATCGTAGTAAATCAGGGTGGAACTTCTTGTTTTGCTGGGACTCAATGCGTAGTCACCTCAGAGGGTTCTAAGCCGATTAAAGACATAGATGTAGGAGATGTAGTTAAATGCTATGACGAGGCTAAAAAATCTATCGAGTGGCGTAAGGTATTAAATAAGTTTAAGTACGATAATAGCAAAAGAACTATTAAGGTAACCCTAAAAAATGGGCAGACAATTATAGCTACTGAAGACCACAAATTTTATTTTGAGGGTGGGTGGTATTCTCTAAAATATATACTATCTTTACAAAATGGAACATTGGAAAAAGATTAAAGGTTTTAGCGATTACGAGGCGAGTAATCTTGGCAGATTGAGAAGTCTAAACTATAAGCGGACTAACAAAGTAAAAGTTTTAAAGCCTTCTATAAGTGGCGGGTATTTAAAGACTATGCTAAAAGACGATAGCGGTAAATATAAAAGCTCTTACGTACACAAATTTGTATGCCTTGCTTTCTTAGGCGATAGACCGAATAAGTATGAGATAAACCATAAAGACGGAGTAAAGACAAATAACTCTACTGAAAACTTGGAGTACATTACTAAGTCAGAAAATATTAAACACGCTTATAAACTTGGGTTATTATCTGTAAAGGTTGGTAGCTCTAATGGAATGGCTAAACTAACCGAGTCAGATGTTTTAGAGATAAGACAACACGCAGCAAATAGCGGGCGTTATTATGGTAGACAAGTGCTTGCAGAAAAATACAAAGTTTCTGAGTGTACTATAAAAGAGGTAGTATCTAAAAGAAGAGGCAAGTTTTATAATGTTTGATTTAAGCCAAGTAGAAAGCTGGGAGTATGTAGAAGAGCAAATAGTCTACGATATAGAAGTAGAGGACTGCCACAACTATTTCTTAGATGTTGGCTTTGATGTCTTAGTCCATAACTCAGGAAAAACTTACGCTATACTACAAGTACTATTCTCTAAAGCAATTAACGAGACTTGCACTATTACGGTAGTAGGTCAAGATATACCTAACCTTAAAGTAGGAGCGTTAAGAGATGCTATTGACATACATAACGCGGACGAAGCAATTAAGCAGCAAGTAACTTTTTACAATAGAAGCGACAGAGTATTCACTTTTAAGAACGGCTCTATAATTGAGTTTAATAGTTACGACAACGAGCAAGACGCAAAGTCGGGTAAGAGGGACTATCTATTTGTAAATGAGGCAAACGGTATACCGTATAACATCTTTGAGCAGTTAAGCCTTAGAACTCGTAAGCAAGTCTACCTTGACTACAACCCTGATACTTCCTTTTGGGTTCACGACAAAATTATACCTATGCCCAACGCTGAGCTTATAATCTCAGACCATAGGCACAACCCTTTTTTAAGCGATAAAATAAGGGAGAAGATAGAAGCTCTAAAGGATAAGGATATAGATTTGTGGAAGGTATACGCTCGAGGTCGTACTGGCAAAATAGAGGGGCTTATATTAAAGAAGTGGTACGTACTAAACGAAAGCTTTGAGGATAAGAATTTAATAGGCTATGGTATAGATTTCGGGTTCACTAATGACCCTACTACTTTAGTCGAGGTAAGACTGCAAGATGGTGAACTATGGGTAAAGGAGTTAATCTACGAGACTGGACTAACTAATAGAGATATAAGCGATAGGATGGAGGCTTTAGGTATAAGTAAAGGAGCTTTAATAGTTGCTGATAGTGCCGAGCCTAAAAGTA